GCTTTACCCGTATCAGCGCCGTTTTGCACGGCGAGTTTTGTGGTGCATCATCGAAAGAGAATCAGAGGAAATCACAGCCCTCTTCTCTCGCCAGTCAGGTAAGAGCCAGACACTCTCTGCTATCGCAGGCGCGTGCATGATCATGCTCCCGACATTGGCCATACAGTTTCCAGAGGATGACCGTTTCCGCTACAAAGATCCTAAGAGTGAAACTATCCGTTCTTACGAAGACGGTTTTTGGATCGGTATTTTTGCACCCAAGAAAGAACAGGCTGGGATCATCTTCAACCGCGTTCGTGGATTCTTCGGTCGCGCTGTAGCGCAAGCTATTTTAGGAGAACTAGGACTAAACTTTGTATCAAACAATGGTGATACTGTCCGACTAACAAACGGCTCCTTCATTAAATGCTCTAGTGCCAGTGATCAAGCAAACATCGAAGGTGCTACCCTGCATCTAGGCGTTCTTGAAGAGAGCCAAGATATTAGTGATGAAAAAGTAAATAAGTCTATTCGCCCTATGATGGCGGCGACAGGTGGTACTATCGTAAAGATTGGTACAGCTAATGCGCGTAAGAGTCACTTCTATAATTCCATTCGCCGCAACGAACGCAGGGCACTCCAAGGAGCCGTAGTAAACCATTTCCAAGCGGATTGGGTAGAAGCAGCAAAACACAACACTGCCTATGAACGATTCGTGAAGAAGGAAATGCTCCGTCTCGGTGAACGCTCAGACGAGTTCCAGATGGCTTACTGTTGTCGTTTCATGCTTCAACGCGGCCAAGCCATGACAGAAGCCTTGTTCTGGAACCGCACCGTTATTTCAGGCCCGTTCTCCGACATACTTCCAGGCCCTCGCGCGGGTATGCATTATGCGGCAGGTATTGACTTTGGTAAAATCCATGACTCAACAGTAGTAACGGTAGGCGAAGTGAACTGGGACACACCTCGACAAGTCCTTGAAGGCTTCGATGCCGTAGAAGGTGCCTTCACCGTAGAGCTTTATGGGAAACACGTGTGCGACTGGCTGGAACTACAAGGTGACGACTACGAGGCCCAATACCCACAGATCCAGAAGTTCCTTGCGAAGTGGGGTGTTGAACGGATTGCCCTTGATTACACAGGCGTAGGTATTGCATTAGGTGATCGCATTAAGGGATTATTCGACGGGTCTGACGTAGAGTGCGTCACGTTTACGACCCAGAGCAAAGACCAGTTAGGCCGACAACTCTTAGCAGATCTGAATACAGGTATGCTCACTTGGCCTGGAGGCGACGATTGCCGCGACCGCCCAGAGTGGCGAGACTTCCGATTGCAACTATTAGATTTGGAGAAACATTACCGCAACGGCGGTCTGCTAACGCTCCAACATCCAGATGTACGTGGCGCGAAAGACGACTTCCCAGACTCTCTTCAACTTTTCGTCCATGCGGCTTGCACAAAGCCTTTTGGCGGTGAAGTTGAAGAGGTAGAAGAAAATATCTATAGGAGATAACATGGCTGGAGTCGTAAGTACTATTAGAACTATGCTTGGCATGGACCGCCCACAAGGTCTTATTGGGGATGTAAATACCCTAGACCCTACATCCGAGAATATGGCACGGTTTACCAAGTACCGCCATAACTGGGAACAATATAAGGGCGTGTCGATTGCACGTCTTCTAAATGAGGACGGTACTCCACTTTCTCATATTAACTACCTAAAGCGCAATGTGGATAAAGTGAACTGGTTTGCTTTTGGACGCAAGTTCCGTCTGACCCATCCAGAATACCAACCCCAGATTGACGTAGCCATGGAGACATGGGGTCCTTCAGTAGTTGAGAAGTTACTCCGTATTGGTCAGTTCGGTTCTGTTACAGGTGATGTTTTTATTATGGTTGCTCCTGCGAAAATTGCAGACGCCATCGTTAAGTATAACGCAGACCTCGCTGATTATGAGGTTGAGCTTCCCGCACAAGTAAAAGTCGTAGTTCTAAACTCGGCCTACTGCACACCCGTCTATGACGCTTTTGATTCAGATACGCTCCTTGCGATGGAAATAAGCATACCCATGCGCAAGTATGATCGGGGTGCGTGGCAAACCAGCTACCAACACTTCGTGATCACACGCACGGAAATTATTACGAGTGTCCGTAGCTTTAACGGAAGTGTCACTGAAGAGGGTACGACTACTCCCAACCCCATCGGGGAGATCTACGTCACGCATATTCGCAACTATCCTTGTGGTGATAGCGTCTTCGGCTTAGACGATGTTATGGAGGTAAGCTCTCTCAATACTGCCCTAGTAGAGGCCATAGCCAATATCGGGCAGATACTCCGTTATCACGGAGATCCGATCACTGTTGTGTATGGAGCCAAAGCTACGAACCTCAAAAAAGGTCCGAATAAAATCTGGGGTAATCTACCGAAGGATGCACGCATTGAGAACCTGTCCCTAGACACAGATCTCGGTGCTGCCAAAGAACATGTCGGGGGTCTGAAGACTGATCTACACGCCATTATGGGTGTGCCAGAGATCGCCCAAGGCACACACCAAGCAATCAGTAATACGTCAGGTGTCGCTCTTCATACCATGTACTTGCCGTTGATTGAACGCGCAGTAGTCAAACACATGATCTACGGTCCTAAGTTTATTGAGGTGGTGATCCTCTCGCTCCGTTGGCTCCAAAACCTAGACCTCATGTATATCAAGGACGAAAAAGGTAGGCGTGGCAAAGTAGATGGGCGCAAGAATAAGTTGGACGAGCGGGACTTTGAATCACTAAGACAAGACGGAGAGATTTACTTCGATCTACCGCTACCGAAGGATCGTCTTATTGAGGCGCAGATCCAACAGACCCTTGTAGCCGCCAAACTCCAGACCCACCGCGATGCCCTTGTCGCTTTAGGTGATAAACGCCCTGACGATAAACTTAAGGCCATCAAAGAGGATGCAGAAGAATTTGCAAAGCTGGCCATGCCTGAACCCCTCGCAAATGCGCAACCTGCCGCAAAAGAAGACCCTGCCGCAGAGCGCCAGATCAACTCGGGTGCTCAACAAGGCAACGGCATCCATAAAACCGAAACCGATCAACCACGCGGTAGACCCCGCACGTAAGGAGTAAACAGTGAACCTACCCAAACCCAATACTGAGGAGTATTGGCAAGCACAAAGTGACGCCCGTACTCTCATAGAGGCCCAATCTATCCAGGCCAATGCTACGCGCCTCGCCGGTGCTAGTGCAGAACTGCACTAGCAGGAGTCAGCCCGAAAGGCTGCCCTTGCTTCTGCCAACCGAGCGGCTAAACGTAACTAGCCCAAACATATCCTATGTCAGGATACCATTTACACCTCACTCACCCCAGCACTGGAGTAACACATGCCTACCGAAAACACCAACACCGAAACCAAACCTGCCGAGTCCGAAGAGGCCAAGACGGCAGCAGCGGCCAAGACGGCCAAGACGGCAGCAACCGCTGGAGAAGTATCCCCAGAAGCGGCACTAAGCACCGACATCAATCAGATGATTTCCAAAGCCCGTGCCGATGAAAAGCAAAAGCAGTATGGTAAGATTGAACGCCTTGAAGCTGCCGAGTCTGCTGGACAGGCGCGTATTTCCGAACTACAAGAACAATTAGCTGGTCTATTAAAGAAACAAAACGGCGAAGCTCCTGCCGCTACTAAGAAAAAGGAGGGTGAAGAAGCCCCCGCTGCTACTGGCCTGAGCCAAGAGCAGTTGGACCGCGCTATCACCGCTGCTGCTTCCGCTACTTTGGAGCGTGCCGAGAAAGAAATCTTCGGACCACGCATCGCTTCCCTAGAGTCCGCTCTAAAGGAAGCTAAGGCACAGCAGGACGCACGGGATGTAGGCGACTATAAAAATCGCTTGCTTGAGGAGAACAAAGGCTCCATTATCCCAGAACTTATCCAAGGGACTTCCCCAGAAGAACTCGACACCTCACTGGTCATAGCGAAGCAAGTCTTCGCACGCACTGCCGCTACACTGACGAATCTGCAACAGAACGCTACGGCGTCTGCTGATGGTAAGATCCCCGCAACACCGAAGGTCAACGGTAATACTGCTTCCGTTACTCCTGACTCATCGGTACGCACCATGGACAATAAGCAATATGCGGCTGACCGCCAACGCTTACTGGCCGAGGTGTCCAAAGCAGCCAAAGCCGCTCTTAACGGCTAGGCTCTCCTACCACAATAACGATCTTCTTTAAGGAACCGATCAAATGCCTAATACAATGACGAGTGCAGTATCCGCTGGCGGTACTAACAACGGCGTTATCTTAACTGGAGCAGTGCGCGATGTGTATTCGCGTGAAGTCCTGTTTAACGCCCAACCCAACCTCATTTACGCCCAGTTCGTTGACCGCCAAACGGACCTGACCCGCGAAGCTGGTGATACCATCAAGTTCACTCGCTATGACGATCTTCGCGGCAGCACCCGTTTGTCGGAAGTCGAACGGATGCAGACCTCACACCTGTCGGCCAACATGCAATCCATTGAAGTCGAGGAGCATGGCTTCGCTATCAGCGAATCCGAACGCCTCATCCGCACTTCTTGGGATGACGTGATGGGCCGTGCTACTATGTTACTCGGTCAGCACTACGGTCGTACCGTAGATAGCTTACTGCGTGATGAATACCGTGCCGCTGCCGCTCTCCAGACCTTCTTCCCTGCGGCTGGTATCGCTAACCGTGCAGCCCTCGCCTTGGCCAACACTTTGAATGTGAAGGCAATCAAGGACGGCGCTGAGCGTTTGGCAGTGAATAAGGCCATCAAAGTTGGTGGTGCTTATGTCTGCGTTGTGCATCCTCACCAAGCACGTGGTTTGCGTGATGACCAAAATTGGTTGGACGCCCATCGCTACACCACCCCAGCCGTCAATGATATTTTCATGGGCGAAATCGGCATGATTGAAGGTGTGCGTTTCATTGAAACCACGCACTCGACTGTCGTTAAGGGTGCGACTGGTGACGTGTTCGCAGATAGTGTCGATACTGGCGAAGACCAAGCAGTATTCAATGCTACCTTGGACGTGTACCAAGCCCTCATGTTCGGCGGCAATGCCGTTGGTTGGGCTGAAGCCCTTCCTGTCGAACTCCGCGATAACGGTGTAATCGACTTCGGTCGTCAGCGCGAACTTGGTTGGTACTCCATCATGGGTGCTGGCCAGATCCGTCCTGAAAACGCCGTGGCCATTGAAACCGCCTAATTCTAGGCTAATCTCTGGATACTATGTGAACCCCGCTCGTCCATGTGTCGGGCGGGGTTTTCTTTCTGACACTACCACCCTCGTCTAGGAACTTACTTATGGCCACTCGCCGCAAATCCAACACAGAACCAGAAACCTCCACTGCTGTAGCCCCAGAAGCCCTAGAGGCCGCTCAGGAAGCCGCAGGAGAACATGAAACCCCCTCTACCCCTACCGATGTGACCTCAGAGCAAGAAGTGCTCTCAGAGAGCACGGAAATGCAGGAAGATGATGGTGCTGAAGAAGCGCCCGTCCCACCTGCATCTGCGGGTGCCACCCCTGCTACTGTTGGTCCCGAACAAGCTACTGGCCCAGCCAGTGCTACCCCAGCACCCGTAGTTAAGGCCCACTCACCACAAGCTCGTATTTTTGGGAGTGTCCCAGAAGCCTCCTTTCTCCTACCAGATGCCTCACAGCAATTTCCAGGATTCCCAGCAGAGTCTGTGGCAGAACTTGGACGGGTGGTATCTGTCCAAGTGACTACTCCATTAAAGGGTTGTATTACGTTACAGTACCCTTTTGAGTTGAAGAAGGGTCAGCAGGTTCGAGTACCTAAGTGGTTCGCCCTCCAGTTCCAGTCCCACCTCGTTATCAAGGAATAATTTACTATGGCAACTCAGGATGCACTCTTACGAAGACTACGCCGACTCATTGATGATGTCGGACACGGGTACTCACAGAGTGCTCCTGGTTTTGCCACTAATCTTGAAGGTCTAAATCTTCCCAGCCATAGTTTTGGCGTACAGTTAGATGGTGATTTAGCACCCCAAGATATTACCATTGCTTCAGGTTCCTTGAGCACAGGTCAAGCTATTGCCCACGCCTTACAGGTAGCCGTACAGGCTGCCGACCCAGGTTTTCTAGCCAGTCCCTCCGCGCCCACAAGTCCTTACTCCAATTTTTCGTGTATCTTCGATCCGAGAGAAGGCTACATGATGAGGTCAGGCGGGACTGGCTCGAAATCTATGGTTGCCATAACAGTCCCTACAACGGGTAATGATGTAACGCAGCACCTGAAGTTAGGTCTGCATGTAGGCGGTTATGAGAGTCCTGCTAAGGTAGACTTCTCAGACGAAGACCTCCTAGAATTAATAGGCTCGGCCCTAGATGAGCAAAATAGTGTGGGTACTATCACATCTTGGAGTATAGAGACGCTCCCTGGAGAATACGACACGGTAGTTGTTTACCGAAGCTGGAGCAGCGTTCTTGATATGCTCATGGGCCGCGCTGCTTGGTGGCACCCACAGAAAGTTGCCTCAGAAGAGATTACCCCAAATGTGGTTTTCGATAACCTCTTCAAACTGTCCAAATGGCTCAAAGACAAACTAGATGATCTACAGGACGAATTAGATTCGCGCATTGAGGTCTCTAACACTATTGTTTTTGATAGAATAGGTGCTGATTACGTAGGGGACTTAGCCTACCGCGATCCACGCAACCTCCCTAGCATCCTTGCAGTACTCCAAGGGGATACCGCTAGCGATGTGGTTCTTGAGTTCGCAGAAATACTCACACTGGATACCAAGTACGTTTATATCGCGTATAAGGCAGGGTCGTCAGGCGTATGGGATCAGAGCAAGCTCACTGAGACTACCTTTGTGAACCCCCCTGTAGGCACTGTTGCTGGGCTAGACGATAACGCCGTGTTAGAGCGCACTTTGAAATCAGCCAAAAATACCTTTGTACGAATCTTGGGATTAACTCCTGGAGATACCTATTACTTCGCATTGCAAGTAGTTGACCAGAACGGCAACCGCTACTTTTCAACCGAGTATGGGTACACGGTCCCTTTACCGTAGGAGTTGGAGACATGGATGTGAGTGCAACTGAGGCTCTTGAGCTGGCCAAGACATTGAATGAAATGAAGCCCTTAGCCATCTGGGCGTTCGTGCTACTCGTATTTTTTATAGTATCCTTATTAACGATTATCCAGATTATCAAGTTTCGTAAGGATAAGCGTACCGAAGAGTTCAAACAACGGAGGTCTGAGAACCATAACGGCGTTATGGAGCAGATGACAACTGCTATCCACAAACAGGGTCTTGCCTTCTCGGATCTCTCGGCATCCCTCTCTACAGGTGTCAATGCGCTCAACGTAAATGCGGAGCGGTCTGAGTTAGCTATCAACAGGATGACCGCCGTGGTGACGGAACTAAAAGATCGTACCGAAGAGCGGATCTCTTTCAGTGATACCCTCCGACTTATTGACACATATTTCCAGCGTATCACGGCGCGTGCTACTGAGATCATCTACCAAAGTCTCGCAGAAAACGATTATGCAAATAGACGGGAGTATGTCTCAAAGCGTGTTCGGACACAGCTAGGGTCGTTTATTGATCTCATGCGTTCGGATCTTAATGAGTACAATCTAAATTTTTCATACACCATCTTTCTACTCACCTACATGAATCCCGCAGAAGACGGAGCAGGGGGTGAGAGATACACCTTGTGCGATCTAATATGGGCCACCATAGAACCTTTGTATCTGGAGCACAACCAGCCCTTGTTACAGAGACAACAGGAGGCGAAGCTGTTGATCACAAATACTGTTAGGGATCACTACTCGTACATAGCCAAGAAGGTACTAGAGAGGCGTTCTAGAGGCAGTGCTGTAGATGACGATACCCAGAGGTACTCACGGCCAGAGGTTGTCTCTAGGCGTAAGTATTCGCGAACACCTTCGGACTTCCCAGAGGTGTAAAGACACGTAACCATGCATAGGAGAAATATATGCGTACCCTTCCACAAATAGTACTGCTAGTACTTTTAGGAGTGATGCTCGGCTGCAATGGCGAGCGAAAACAGAATGCCAGTGATGCTATCGCTGGCATTGATGCTGTTAGAGCAGGTGTAGTAACCTTGGAGTCTATCTACGACCCTATTGTGAAGTTAGTAGCGGCCTCCGCTGACGCTAAGGTGGAAGACCTACCCACGCCTCAAATTAACCCGTCTCAGTTAGCGGACAAGCTAGACGCGTACGTAGAGATAGCAGACGAAGCCGAAGCCTCGGCGGGTAACAGTTTCTGGGCTGAGGCTGCACTCTGGGCTACGGGTGCAGTAGCTGCCGCCATAGGGATCGTCAAGAGTCTTGGCGTAGGAGGCCCTCTCGTCAATATAGCGAGCGTCCTTTTTGAATCCCGACAGACGAGGGCCAGTAAGACCAAGCAGAAGGAGGTAGCGAACCTAGGACTCCTTGCCATTGAGATCATTGAGGTGCTGGATAATAAGCAGATGAAAGAGGCTATAGCGGCGCAAGCCCCCCCTGAACAACAGTCTATTATCAAGGCGAAGCTTGCCGAAATGGCGGCCCAGCAGGTTCTATCCAAGGCATGAGCAAATAGCGATTGCCCGTCCCGACCAGTAGGGTAAACTGTACCCTACCAATAACCCAGCTAAACCAAGGAGTTTGCTATGTCTCTTATCGCAGTATTCGACGGTGCTATCGGTGGTAGCAAGACCGTTTTCAAGGCATCTGATGATTCCATCAGCGTAGTAGTTCTTGATGCAGAAGGCCTTCCTCAAGATCTCACAGGTGACGCCATTAATCTGGAGATCCATTCTAGCAAGATTCGCGGTACTGCTACCGCTACCATTGCAGGTTCTTTGACGGCACCAACCGCAGGACACGGTACTTTTACCCTCGCAGATACGGACCTGACCTTCGGGCCAGGAACTTTCTACGCATTTCTTCAGTACATTGCCTCTGGGGGTGAGATTGCTTACGGTTCCGAATACCTCACCCTATCTGTGAAGTAGTCCCTGATTTACGTATCTTTATATTGAGGTAGACATGATTGATCCGAATACACGCTTCTTAGTTATTACTCGCGATCCTACTACAGGGAGTGAGCGGAAATCTGTCGAGCAGTTTATCCAGCGAGATATGGATAGGCTGCTTCGTAATCCTCTATGTGTACGCATTTACGGCCCCTTCGCATTTAATGCCGTACCCGAAGAGGCAGACTGTCCTCGGTGGAGCATTATTAAGAACTGGAGTCCTCAGTGAGTAACATCTATTGGCATAATCTACAAGCCAACAATGACGGTAATGATCGTAGAAACTATTCTACCGACCAAGCAGGTACGCTGCCTGCGGGTAACAAAACCCAGGCTCGTTATTTTCGTATAGTCAATAATACCTCGGGAACGGACGACCCACAGTATTCATCCATCAAGTTATTAGACGCACTGGGCGTGAATCAAGCTCCAGTGAACATGACTTCTAACGTGCTGCCTGTTCCCTTCGTTGCAGGGGGTACTCTTTCTGGTAATCCTTGGAATGCCTTTGACGGTAACGGAGCGACAGGCCCTATTCTTACTCCATCGGAGTTTATCACTATTGATTTAGGTAGTATAAAAGAAGTAGCTACCTTAGAAGTAACCTACATTGGGACCAATCGGTACTCTGCGGCTTTCGACGTACAGATTAGTGCTAATGGAACTCACTGGCAGACGCTTAGCACTTTTACGGGACGGACCGTAACTGACGCACTCTCTACCGTTAGTTTCAGTCTCGCCTCCTTTCAAGTAAGTAATTGGGGCTCAGCCCGTTATTGGAGACTTACCACAAATAATGTCAGTGCAGCCTTACCACTGTTCAGCCGCTTAGAGTTATGGGACGGTACTACGCGCCACAGTCCTGTTACCATGACTAACAGCACTACACCTGCCCCGTTTGTTGCATCTATTAAAGCGGGAGGCATAGACGCCTACAAAGCTTTTGATGCAGACCCCGCCTCTACCTACGCTGAGTTTGGTTCCGTTGGGGTAGGGGAGTGGCTTCAGCTAGACTTAGGGAGTGCCGAACAAGTTAACGCAGTCTACTACCGCGGTAGCGACATACAGAACAAGCGGCCTGCTTATATCGTATCTAAGAGCAATGATGGTGTTATATGGACAGACGTGCAGACAGTCGGCGTTGCCGATGATCCCCTACAGCAACGCTATGCTATAGCGCAGGCTATCAGCGTTCCCTTACTCAACACGGATGATCTTCGTTTTGATGGTACTGGAGCGGGTAAGGATGCTAACTGGACTATCGCAGCACTAGCAACAGGGAACGCCAAAAGTTTTAATGGTGCTTCTTACACTGGCCAATTCACAGTTGGTATCGGTGCCAGTATAACGCTCAGTGAAGACTTTACTGCGTCTACTAATGACTGCCACGCTAGTATCAGTGGGACGTGGTTTGTTCGCGATATTCTTAACATCGGTAATGACAACTTCGGCCTCTCTGCGTCTTTACCGACATTTCAAATAAACGGCAATCTTGTACAGAAGAATGCAGGTTCCTCTTCTAACCTCATTTATGCGCACTTAACATTAACGCAGGCCACTACGTTTAATGTGACTGCGGGGGAAATGCACTTTGACAGTCTTTCTAAATGCTTAGGGGGACAAGCTATTATAAAAGCTGGAGCAAATACACTTCGTACAGAATGGACAAGAGGGAATACGGCAATAGCTAGCGTTACCATTAATGCTGGTACTTTCTTTATTAATCAAAATGCAGATCCCTCTGCCGAGCTACAGGGACTACCCACCGACCAGACAGGTCACTCTTGGGCCACAATAACACTAGCTGCTAGTAACACGACTCTACGCTATGGATGTGGAAACAATGGTAACGTCGAGTGGGCAAATCCGTTAGTAGTAGCCGCATCTATTACAGGAGCTAAACTTTTATTTCACGGAAGTGGAAACAACGCCAAACATTATATCCACTTCCCCGTGACAATGAACTCGGATCTATTACTCACCAGAGACAGCAATATATCGAGGGACGTTTATGTCAGGGGAGCTACTGCGTTTTCAGGACAGACACCTCCCCCTAACGCAGGGCTCTTTTCTGGAGCGGGTAAGCTAACTGTAGAGCGACCCAGCGGGGTAGCTGAACATTTGCGCTTATACTTCGACGTAACTGGACTCGCACCTTTGCCAACACACACAGGTGGCACCCTGATTACCAGCCCCACCCAATCGTACGGAGCGCAGGTACATATACTAGGTTGGGTTTCCGCTGGCTCTGACTCTTTTGGGACTGGTGAAATTGAAGTCAACCACAATGCTGCTTTTAGGTCAGCTGGTGCCGTTAGTGTAACCAGAACGTTAACT